TGCTGATTTTGGTACGATTGCCGCCAGAGCAGCGCAATTTACAACGTTACTTTCGCAAGTAGGCGATAGATTTAAAGCGGGGGGGTATGCCGCCTATAATGCTCAGCAAAATTCAGGGGTTAACAGTCTCAAGCTAGGTAACATCGCGCTTCCTACTCAGCCTGCTACCGTTCAGCAAAATTTGAAACTTGATAAAGGGGATTCTAACCAGGCTGGCCAGGCCGCTAAACAGTTGGCCAGTGCATATAGTAACGCAACACTTCAATATCAGCGCATGATCGCGACCATTAACACCAGTGCGCAGCGATCAGCCCAGGTCACTCAACTTCAGACCCTGAATTTTAATTTACAAAATGGCAATCTTAAAAATCTCAACGAATCTCAGAAAAATCGTCTTCGGGATTTGGCTACTGAGGTTGATCGCCTTAATGCGGTTAAGAAAGCCAACCAGGATAATCTGACTGTTCAGCAGTTTATTACTAATCTTCAGAACCAAAATCAAAACGCTCGCGCCTCAAACAATATTAATACGAGTGGATTTGGATTAGGGGATCAGGAAAAGCAACGCTTACAGGACGTCATCAATATTCGTCAAGATTATCTACAACAACAACAGGATTTAGATAATCAACGAACTCGCGGCGATATTAATGATGATGTTTATAATCGTGAGACCTCAGCGCTTCAGCAGGCTTTACAAACAAGAATCACTGACCAGCAGGATTATTATAAGAAAATCGATGCTCTCCAGTCAGATTGGCTGAATGGTGCGCAAACTGGTTTTCAAAACTGGGTCGATTCCACTGGCGATATTTCATCAGCAGTTGAAAGTGATATTAGTTCAGCCATGAGTTCAGCGCTGGACAATGTCAATTCGGCGTTAGAGGGAAACACTGTCAGCTGGAAGCAATGGTCTGTTTCAGTTTTACAGATGATTGAGAAAGTCGCAGTGCAGGCCGCCGCCTCAAATCTCTTCAGTGGTGCGAGTGGATTACTGGGTTCTATCGGCTCAGGATTATCCAGCCTCTTTAGTGGAACCGCGACAGCTAACGCCAAAGGAGGCGTTTATGGAACGGGCCTCAGTGCATTTAGTAATTCTATTGTCAGCACGCCAACATTGTTCAGGTTTGCGAGCGGTGCGGGATTAATGGGAGAGGATGGACCCGAGGCAATTATTCCCTTACAACGGGCCTCAGATGGATCGCTGGGTGTAAAAGCCAGTGGACTCAGCTCGAACTCACAAAGTGCAAGCGGAGGTGTTCAGGTCAACATTTCCATATCAGATTCAGGCTCCCAATCCACCACTAATAGCGCTGACTGGCGTCAATTCGGTAATGAAATCGGTCGCTTTGTCGATGAACGCTACAAAAGAAATCTCGCCCGAGACCTCAGGGATGATGGTGATATAGGGCGCGTGGTCAAAGGTAAACGCTAAAAGGTAGAGCATGGCCATCGAAACTTTTACCTGGTGCGCCCGAATCAACGCCTCGGGCGATATGACCTTTAATGTTCGTTCTATTCAGTTTGGAGATGGTTACACACAAGTTGCAGGAAATGGAATCAACAATCGTTCTCAAAACTGGAACCTGACATTCACTGGAACTGAAGAATTCATTGATGAAATAAAAACCTTTCTTGATGCCCGTCAGGGCTATCAGTCTTTTGCCTGGGAACCACCAGGTGAATCACTCGGGTTATATCGATGCTCCTCATATAACCCGACCGCTCTCGGAGCAGGACTCTTCGAAATGACCGCAACATTCACACAGGCTTTCGCCCCATGAGTTTGACCAGCGATTATCAAAAACTTGAACCCGGAAGTGAAATCCGGCTCTATGAGGTTGACGGGTCGGCGTTTGGCGTTGATGAGGTGTTACGGTTCCATTCTCACAACATCCCCCATACTGAAGCTGAAATCCTCGCCGCGAACGGTGATGAAACCCAGTTACCCGCAAAATCGATTTTTTGGCAGGGTGAGGAGTATTCCGCGTGGCCTTGTAAGATCGAAGGCCTGGAAACATCAACAACCGGCAGCGCACCCAATCCCCGCTTAACCGTGGCAAACCTGAACGGATCGATAACAGCTTTGTGTTTGCAGTTTCAGGACATGCTTCAGGCGAAAGTATCGATTCATGACACGCTGGCGCAATACCTTGACGCCGCAAATTTTGAAGATGGAAACCTGAATGCCGATCCGACACAGGAAAAGCTTCGAGTGTTTTACATCGATGAAAAATCAAGTGAAACCAAAGTTCAGGTTGAGTTTGCTTTATCGAGTCCGATGGATCTCCAGGGGCTGCAAATTCCTACGAGACAGCTTCATGCGGTTTGCACCTGGTGTATGCGCGGTAAATATCGTTCAGGCGATGGTTGTGACTACGCAGGGACCAACTATTTCGATAAGTTTAATAATCCTGTCGATGATCCAAGTCTTGATGTTTGTTCAGGCTCAATAACTGGATGCAAATTAAGGTTCGGGCAGGATAACCCGCTTTCTTTCGGAGGATTCCCAGGAACCTCGCTGTTAAGAACATGATCGCTCACTTTGATCAGTTTATTCATGTTCCTTTCTTATTATCTTCTTTCTTACTGAACAGAGGTCATCATGTTTGCGGAACTCAGCGACGAGACATTATTGTTCTTTGATGTTGTCGGGACCGATCTTGAGGGACAGGCGGCTCCACTCAGCTCAAAACCCATCGTGATTGCGTTGGCTGGCGGTTATGGCTTTGACCATGCTTATCTTCGTCCAGGTCTCGATGATCTCAGTGAGGATTGTCAGATTATTTATGTTGATATGCGTGGACAAGGCCGCTCGTCAGACGTGAAACTTTCTTCAATTCAGTTTGAACGCATGGCTGACGACGTTTATGAGTTCATGAAACTTGTCGGCATTCAATCAGCGTTTATTTTTGGCCATGATTCTGGCAGTTTCATTGCTCAGAAAATCGCGATGCGTCACCCCGAAACAGTGAAAGGCTTAATTCTGGTCTCAAGCTCTATGGGGATGACGGTTTTACCTGGGAAAGAAGAGGAGGGCTATCCAACGCCTTTCCTCAAAGACCGTACCGAAGGCGAGTTGCTTGATATAGCGCATAATTTCTATTACAGCCCGCTTCCTCTGACTGAGTCACAGTTTAAAGAATATTTCAACAAGGTAGGACCGTTCTTTATGGCTCCTCAGAATGGCGAAATGTTTGCATCAATCTTTAATTATGTAACGGCAAAAATCGATGTCGTGAATCACTATCGTCGTCTGGTTCCATTCTTTAATTCACATGGGAAAATCAGTCTTGTAAAAACACCTTCATTAGTCATGAGCGGTGTTTATGACTGGGCCACACCATCGGTCGGATCATTTATGCTGTCAAAAAAATTATATGATTCAACCTTCGTTGAGTTTAAAGAATCCGGGCATTATTTATTTAGTGAGGAACCTGAAAAATTCAAATCAATTGTGAAGGCATTTATTGCAAGTCACAACTAAAGAATGTGCATGTTGGGAGTCTTTTTATCTATAAGGAAGTGATTATACCTCTGCTTTTATTAACTTCATGAGGTTCATATGTTTGCAAATGTTAACGGTAAAAGCATTTTCTTTGATGTTATCGGAGAAGGTTTGAACGCCTCTACGCCTGAAATGACAAAGAAACCTGTTTTTGTGGCGATTCATTGCGCATCAGGTTTTGATCATGGTTATCTGAGGCGCGGTCTCGACATCCTGACGTTTTTCGGCCAGGTCATTTACATCGATCTTCCTGCATCAGGACGTTCATTAGGTGTAGATGCCTCAACTGTCACCTTTGAAAACCTCGCTGATGATGTCGCAGCAATTATCGATCATTTAGGTCTCGACAAAGTTTATCTCGTTGGCCATTGCGCTGGTGGGTTTGTCGCTCAACATTTCGCGCTTCGTCATCAGGAAAAACTTAAGGCGCTGATTTTGGTTAACACCTCGCCTTCGTTTGATAAAGTGATAGATAACATCCCATCTCCAACGCTCGTTGAACGTGCGCCGCCTGATGTCGTTGAGGCGTGCTTGACGGTTTACGGAAAGGGCATTATCACAGAAGAGACGGTGAAAGCTTGCTTTGATAAAGCGGGGCCACATTTCCTGGCAAAAGATAAAATGGATATGTTCCAGCCCCTGGTTCGCAACTTCACCGGGATTTCGATTCCGATGCTAAATCGGTTTGTGAACCATATTTATAAAACTTATGACGTTCGTCGTGAACTCCATAAAATCACTGTCCCTACGCTGGTTATCGCCGGTTCTCAGGACTGGTTAACGCCACCAGCAGGATCACGTTTCATCGCGAAAGAAATCCCGAACTCAAGTTATGTTGAATTTAAGGATTCTTGTCATATTTCGTTCATTGAGCTTCCTGATGACTTTTATCCGGTTGTTCACGATTTCATTCGCGTTGTCGAATAACACAGTTAAACCCGCTGAGGCGGGTTTTTGAGGTGCGTGATGCTTCTGATTTCCAATGATGGTCAGTTTAACTTTGATGGTGTTCTGGATTTAATTTCAGATCGTTCTTTGTTAAGTCTGATGGAACGGGACAGAGAAACATTTTCAAAAAAGTTTGATTATGCTTTCTTTTACCTTAATAACGTTTATAAGTTTTACCATTATATGACTTATCACGGAAATTATTCTTTAATGGCGAATGGTTTTGGTATGGCCCATAATCATCGATTAGATTTGCCTGTGAAGGAAAAATGCAAAGAACTTTATCTCCGTGCGCTTGAAAAGTTTAGGTGTGAACTCAAGCTTTTTATTGATTCTTATGAACTTTATTTATTCAAGACGCTGGAGCACCAGATGGGGATTTTCATTCTTAAAGAAGATAAATTTCTTGCACAGTATTACAATGAATCGCTCAGGTTAAATTTGATGAGTAAGCTTTTCTAGCCTGACAACCCGCGAAAGCGGGTTTTTTTATGGGTGACAAATGGACCAGGGGATCATAAACGCAATCTTCGACCATGCCAAACGGGATTATCCCGCTGAATGTTGTGGTGTAGTCGTTCAGAACAATGACGCTGAATGTTACTTTCCTTGCCGAAACCTCTCTGAAAACCCGCGTGAACAATTCATTCTCAATCCTATGGATTTCGCCGAAGCCGAAGACCTGGGGGTTATCACGGCTATCGTTCACAGTCATCCTGACGCCACAACTCAACCCAGTCATCTTGACAGGGCGATGTGTGATGACAGCGCGGTTCCGTGGGTAATTGTTAGTTGGCCGGAGGGCGACTTAAAGACGATCTATCCCAGGGGCGAGCTTCCCCTGATAGAAAGGCCGTTTGTGCTGGGCCATTCTGATTGCTGGGGGCTGGTCATGAGCTACTTCAAACAGGTCCACAGCATAGAGCTAAACGATTACCGCGTTGATTATCCCTGGTGGGAGGATGATCACCCTGAAAATCTCTATCGAGATAACTGGTATGCGTGCGGCTTTCGAGAGTTCTCAGGCAAACCAAAAGAGGGCGATCTGATCATGATGCAGATTCAATCGAAAAAATGGAATCATGCAGGCGTCATGCTGGAGGGGAATATGATGCTTCACCATCTTTATGGCCGCCCGAGTAATCGAACACCTTACGGCGGTTACTGGCGGGAAAGGACGATGAAAATCGTCAGATATAAGGATCTTCTTTAACGAAGATTCGAGAGACAAAACCCAGTGTTCATAAAATATTTTTTCGCACACTTTGATAACTAAAGTATTCAATATGA